TCACCTCTTGCGGACCCCGCGGGCTTTGTGAACGCGGAGACCCGGCGCCTTGCTCGAAACATCGCCGCGGGTCGGACCTTCGGGGATGAGTTCATGGATGCCCCCGACGTGCGCGACTGGTACGCGAATGTTTGGGGTGATGAAGATGCCGCCTTTTGGGGTGGGTCGGTTGCTGAGCTTGCCATCCCCGCCGGTCCCGGCACCGTCGCAAAGGCGGGCAAGGCAGCCGGTCGCTACCTTCTCGGCACGTCCACCGCCGGTAAGGCCGCGGGCGCGCTCATCAACGCGGCTGAGGCTTCCAAGCTCCCCGGTGTGTCCGCTACAGGGCTCCGCGGTGCCGTCCTGAACCCGCTTGCCGACGTTGCCGCGGCCACGGTCCCTGGCAGGGCGTCTGACGCCCGCGTCGTGCGTCGTGTGGCCGAGCGAATCATTGACGATATGAACCTGCCCGATCAGGTCAAGTCCGCGGCGAAGAACAGCATCAAGCCTACGTCGCAGACGCTTGTGGACGTGATGGAGGACGTGGGGCCGGTCCTTGACCCCACCTACGTCAGTCCGTTTCGCAGCTTGCAGGCGAAGACGGGCGAGTTCTTGGTCCAGCGGTTCGATGCCATTCTTGCCCAAATGGGTCCGGCGCAGGCCAGCAAGTGGGCACTTCTCCAGCTCAAGAACCTTGGTGGCACCCCGCCTACCGGCACCGTGCCTTTGACCACCCTCCGGCAGTCGCTCTTGGGGGCGCCCGCCGCCGCTGCTAAGGCGGCAGGGACGCCCGAACTCATTACGCCCGATGTTGCACGCATCTTCCTCACCCAAGGCGCGGCGACCGGCCCTGGGCGCGTCAGCGGTGGCGTGCGGCAGGTTGGTCAGCAGTCCGGCCTTGAAGCCTTGGAGCGTGCAAAGGCAACGGACACCTCCGCGGCCATGGGCCTTATCGCGGACGCCAACATTAGTGGTGCCGCACGGCACTTCGGTATCCAGTTGGGTAGGAACCTTCCCGACGATATGGTGATGATCAGCGAGAACATCGCAGTCCCGCGGGGCATGGCGAAGCAAGCCCGCGCCGACTTCGATGAGATGAAGAAGATGCTGTTCATGCGCCCCGTCACGGAGATTCGCAAGGAACTGCAAAGCTCCATCCCCGTTACCCGCATGACGCCGGGCTCTTCTGCCGAAGCGGCCTACAAGCGCATGGTCAAGGTTCTGGACAAGGCCAACGGCAAGTTCTTGACCGTCGCCGAGCGCAAGGTCTTCGACAAGGCGCATGAGGCATGGGTCAAGAAGTCCGGTGCTACAGGCCGGTTCGCCGTGCCGACCTACTTCCACTCGCGCCGACCCGCTGAAGTGGCCGGTATGCTGCGGGGCACCGCATACGAGGACTTGGCAACCGAGCTTGCTCAGGCACCGGACTGGTTTCTGGTGAAGCCCGAGACCATGCGCTTTCTGGCCGAGCGTTACCCTGAACCGTTGATGATGACGTGGTTCGCGGGGCGGTCGCGTCTTGCGCGTGACCTGACCGCTGCGCAGGTGGGCTACAACAACTGGCTGGCGGCGTTCGACTCTCCTGAAGTCCGCCGCGGTTTGGCGTTGTTCAAGAAGAGGCCGTTCACCGAAACGGTGTCCATGCGGCAAGCGCGTCAGGCCATTCGGTCTGCCTCCGAGACCGCCATTCGCAACCTCGGCACCGAGTTGACCGCAAAGGCGAAGGCCCTTGGCGACTACAACGATGCCCTCAACCGAGTCTTCAGCGACAGAACCGCTGACATTTCGGCAGACGAGGCGTGGACCAAGGTTCTCGAAGCCATGTACGGCAGCCCTGAAGTGGCCAAGGAAGTGAAGGCCGCCGTGGTCGCGAACGCGCAGAACATGCCGGGCATCACCTTCAGCACCACGGGTGGCGTGACGCAGTTCGCCTCTACGCCGACCGTGGAAATGGTGAAAGTCGTTGACCGCTTCTTTGTGGATGGTCCCGGCTTCAAGGGTCGCAGCAACTTCCGCGGTGACCTCTTCGAGCCGCAGTTGGGCCGGTTTGGCTTCAATGGCCTGACCAGCATGTTCACGCCCGACTACCACAAGGCGTTTCTCAAGGTCATGCTCGAAGAGGGAGTTCGTAAAGAACTGCCCGCTTCTGCCCGTAGAAACGAGGCGCTTATGTCCAGCGTGGACAACGCGCTTGGCAACGCAAACGCTTTCACGCCAAACAAGTTCGGCCAAGACCTTCAAGCTCGACTCATTGACCAGACCCGCAACCCGGTTCAGGCCACGTCCTTCGAGGTGCCGAACTACGGGGCGTCGGGCTCTGCCCGCGTGCGCGTCTATGACCCTGCCTTGTCTGAGACTGAGCGACTCATCGCTGAGTCCGGCGAAGGGTTCGTGAAGTTCGCTGAGTCCGTTGAGCCCCGCATGAGGGCCGACGTGCTGGAAATGGCGAAGGGCGCATACGATTGGCTGGTTCTTGGACCCGGCAGAAACTTTCAGAGCATGGCGAAGTACGGGTACATGATCCCGAACGTCCCCTACTTGTCTGCAAAGCTCCTTGAAGTGCCGGTGTTGTCCGCGGTCACGAGCGGCTTGGCTCGCACTTCTGAGGCCATGAGTCACTGGCCCACCGTCATGCTGCGCCGAGACACGGGCGCCCCGCTCTACTTGCCTGACGGGCGGGTCTACACGGGTCAGCAAATCCTCGACTTGGCCCGTGAACAAGGGCTCGGTTTGTCCACGGTGGAGGCGGAACGCATCGGTTCTTTGGCCGACGACATTCTTCGCGATGCGCGTCAGGCTTCCCGTCAGCAGGGCGGCGCCAGCACCGCGGCATGGGCGTTGATTGACGAAGCCAACCCCTTCTCGAAGGTGCTTGGTCAGCGCATCGCTGAGGCCATGGAGGTCAGCTACAGGCAGGCGATGTTTGAGGCCCGCTTGCTCGCAGGTGACTCCGTGCCTGACGCGGCGCAGGCGGCGCGTAGGTCGCTTCTGGACTACTCCGAAGTGCCCGGCGTCGTGAAGGACTTCATCGGTCGCTACGTCGCCGAGGCCGCGACTCAGTGGCAGTTGACCGTTGAGCTTGCGCGGCTGGTAGTCGAGAACCCGCAAGCTGCACGGGCGTTCTACAAGACCATGCAGACGAAGCAGCGGGAAGAAGACCCCTACGCCGTCCATGGCGACAAGACCCTGAAGTCGCTCGGCATGGTCAACGTGGACGGGCAGGACTACTTCGTTCCGGGGTTCAACAAGGCGTACCTGCCGGTAGAGGCAGCCCTTCTGGCCGCCCGCAGCGGCGTCAGCGGTCTTGCCATGCTTGGCCGCATCGCCAACGCCCCGGAGGGCATGGCGCTCGCTGAAGGGGCCGCGCAGACCTTGGAAGGCGGCATTGTCATCGGCCGTCAGGCCATTGACCAAGCCCTGCCCACGCTCATGCAGGCCATTCAGGCTGGCGAGCAAATGGCCACGGGCGAGGTCAAGTACTCGGCTACCGACGTGCCACGGGCCGACAAGATGACCGACGAAGGGCGCTTTTGGGCAGCCGCCGTGTGGGCGCATCATATGGACCCTGACCGCTCCAAGGGCTACTGGAACGCCTTCTTGAGCGCCTACCAGCCCGACTTCATTCGTCCGCCGAAGGAGAACGCCGCGTACCCTGACGCCGACGAAGACGACGCACGCGCCTTCTTCTGGAAGTCGGCACCGAAGAACACGCCCTACCTCGTGTGGGGCCGGGACGAAGAGACCGGGGAGACCATCTACAAGAGCTTCGAGCCGTCCGAGTACGGCAAGCTCAACATCGCCGTGGCCCGCAAGTTGCCTTTGGCTGAGATCGCCGAGAAGGCAGGATGGGTGACCGCGGCCACCCTTGAATCGTTCGAGAACCCCGCCGCACGCCCGACTGCGATTCGCCCGACTGGTCTTGTGCCGACCGTGAAGGCGAACGACCCGAAGAGCTACCTCAAGTTCTTCTTGCCGCAGGCACCGACACCAGCCGCCGAGCGCGAGCGTCAGGCCGCAGAGCTTTCGGAAGCTGACAAGACAAGGTAGACTGAACCCGCGCAAGTGATTGCGCTCACCCGCTCCGAGTAGTGGAGGGATAAAAATGCCGAAGATCACCAACTTCTTGCACGTCAACCAGACGACCGGAACTACCGGGCTGACCAACGCCTTTGGTACTGCCCGCACCCACAACCTGACCTTGGGGCTGCCCGCCTTTCAGCAGGCCGCACAGCAATGGGTGGGCATCCTCGACAGCGTGAACATCCACGTCCACGCCATTGCCGGTGGATGCACCAAGTTGACCGTGCGCGTGACCAGCGATGTGGCGGGTAATGAGTCCATTTTGCCCGATACCGAGGCCACCATCGCCACGGGCATCGGCACCGCCACCACGGGCTCGGTTGCCTTCTCGGCTGGCGTCGGGATGACCAACCTGAACCCGACGCAGACGGACACCACGGTCTATGTGTGGGTGAAAACCGACGCTGGAACCTGCAACTTGAAAGAGTCCACGCTGACTTGGCGGGAGTGAACCATGCCCATCACTCCCTTCTTCAACCCGGCCACCGGCGCTTCTGGCGGTCCTCAGCAGGCGGCCCCCGCCGTTGCCGCGCTGCGCTCTCTCGGCAACCTCAACGGGGGCGGCTACACCTTCTCGGACACCGCGGGCGTGGCCCTGTCCAGCTACAGCTATGACAGCGGCACCGACACCCACACGTTCAACACCAACACCATCGGCGTCGGAAACGAGACCTACTCGCTTCTGAGTGGGGCGAACTTCACGAGCCCGAAGTGGCGGCAAGCCCTGACTTACGCCGATGGGACGCCGGTTCTTGTCGGTGACGCCTTCAGCATGGACGTGCGCTTCGACAACGTGAGCGTCGGTGCCGCGCGGTCCTACCTCCTTGCCCTCGCCGTTGTGGAATCGGCTTCAAGCACGGTCATCGGCACCATGCGGCCGTCCGGCATCTACTGCCTGTCTTCTTCGGTGGGCACGCCGGGTGTTGGCGTTGTTGCGGACAACTTCGGCGCTGCGGCCACCATCGCCAGCTTCGTTTCGGGGTGCGGCACCACCATCTTCTCTGGCGGCACGGCCCTCGGTTCGTGCGGCAAGGGCGGTGGTTCCTGCATCGCGCGGAGCGCATCGACCGTTCAGGTCAACACCCGCTTGGACGGCAACACTTGGGCGAGCGCGTCCACCTCGCAGCTTGCCCTTGCCGTCATGTTGAGCACCAACGGAACGGTTGCAACGACCGGCGGCGCGCTCTCGCTGCGGGCCAAGTACGCCATCACCAAGCTGAGCTGAGGTCCACCATGTTTGTTGACCGCGTGACCAAGGGCCATGTTCAGGTTGAAGATGGCGTCTACGACGAGGCTTTCATCGTGGTTCTGAACATGACGGAAGCAGAAGTGCAGCAGCTTTTGAGCGAGTACGTGCCTGAGACCACGACCACGCCGGGCGTGACCACCTGCCGTCCGCTGGTTCGCAGCATTTGCGCGAAACTCAAGGAGGTTGCATGATTGCGCAGACTGACTTCAGCACGCTCGGACCCATGCTCGCAGGCCCCGGTGCTGCGGTCGTCGTGCTGGTCCTCGTCTTGTGGGGGCTTTATTCGCTCGCCGTCAAACATCTTGTGCCGTTGGCTGCCGCCATGGGCAAGCGTCATCTTGACCAGATTGACGCGCTGATCAGCAATCAGAAAGCCGAGAGCACGGCCATCACCAAGACCTTGGCTTCAATCGACCGCCGTTTGGCTCGACTCGAAGGGCTGACCGACGCTGGCAGCTTCACGCCGAACCCCGGCGCGCAGTCGCCGGACAGAGGTGCATGATGCCCAAGGGCCTTTATGACAACATCAACGCGCGGAAGAAGGCCGGTACTTCTCGCCCGAAGAGCAAGAGCACCATCGACCCGAAGACCTACGAGAAAATGAAGAAGAAGCAGGACGGCTTCTTCGCAGGTCGAATGACCCAAAAGGACTCGGAGTAGATCATGCCCGTGCGACGAATCGGTAAAGGCGAAGATGGTTACGGCCGAAAGAAGTTCGTCGCAACGGGCACCTTCAACGGCAAGCCGTACACCGTCCGTTTTGGCGACCCCGATATGGAGATTAGGCGCGACGACCCGGAGGCTCGAAAGAACTTCCGAAGTCGCCATGGGTGTGACGACCCTGGACCTCCAAACAAGGCAAAGTTTCATAGCTGTAAAATGTGGTCGAAGAAGCCTGTCTCGGAGATCGCAAAATGAACCCGACCGCGAAGACCACGGGTGAAGGTCAACCCGCAGAAGCCCGCGCGGTGCGCGAAGTGGTGCGCGAGCGCACTCGGGGCACGGGCCCTCACGGCGACTGGGGCTGGTTCACGGTGCAAGAAGCCGCGGACCTTGAAGACCGACTGGACTTGGGCGAGCGCGAGTACGGGCACGTCTTGAAGGTCGGCTGGGACGGTGCGCGACAGGAGTTGTACCAAGAGGTCTTGGACGGCATCCTGTACGCCATTGCGGCCAAGGACCACTCGGCGGTCCATAAGCTCTTGCCCGTGCTGCACTGGCTGAGGCCCTTCACCTTGCCTTCGGAGGTCAAGTGACCCGTCCCGCATGGCGCAGGCCCACCCCTTCGCCCGCTGTACGCCTGCCGCCCACAAAGAGGGGCGCAGCTACAGCCGCGGACCTGAACGCGGCAGAAGCCCGCCTACGGGCTGAGGTGGCGGCCGCAACGGAAGGGGCGGTGAAGTACCTCGATGATGGTCTGCTCACCATGAAGGTCGGCGCCTTTTGAGGCCAGCATGGCAGGTGGACTTCGAGTGCTCAGGGTGTGGGGCGTGCTGCCGCGCAATCGGTTGCGCGCTGTTGGACCGTGCCACGAACTTGTGTACCGTGTACGAGGACCGCCCTGACTTCTGCCGGGTGGGCTACTCGCGAGGACAGGGGGAGCCTCTTCAGGCTTACCTTTCGCGTACCAAGATGGCCTGCAAGGTGCTGGCCGAAGCGTACCCCGGAGACGAGCATGACCTTCTCAATCCAGACGCGGTGGGATGACAACCTCAGCGACAACTTCAAGCTCGAAGAACTGACAAGAAACGGGCAGGGCATTGAGAACAAGCCGGATGCAAGGGCGGTGGTCAACCTCACCATCCTCGCCCAACACTTCTTGCAGCCCATTCGAGAAGCTGTAGGGAAGCCCGTCATCATCACGTCGGGCTACCGCTGTCGAAAGCTCAACACGGCGGTCGGGGGTTCCAAGACCTCTGCGCATATGCGAGGGGAGGCAGCGGACTTCAAGGTCAACGGCATGACCTCTTTGGAGCTTGCGAAGCTCATTCACGGGCTCGACTTGCCCTTTGACCAGCTCATCGCCTATGCGCCCCGCTCTATGCCCGAATGGACGGCGCCGAAGGAGGGATGGGTTCACCTCGGCATCATGGCAGGGGCGACTTGCCGTGCCCGGAGGCAGCTTCTCTGGTCACCGTCGCATGGCAAGTACGAACCGCTTGACCTGACCTGATCAAGTAAAGAGCCCCACCCGGTTGTCCGAGTGGGGCTCAGGTGCGGTGCGCTGCTACTTGCATCGCTATGGGCTTAGTCTGCCTGCTCTACTGCCAGCCCGCAAGTGCTTCGAGGGCTGCCGTCAGCATGTTGGACCCGCTTGCGGCGGGCTGCCAGGGCATCCGCGGCCCTCACGAGAAGAAGGGTGCAATAAATGACCACGGTGCTGGTGAACGCCGTCACCGACGCCCAAGCCATCGACCATGCGAGAGCAGAGGACCAAGGGGCGCCGCCCCAAGCCACCACGGGCGCGGCCATGAAGACGGGCAGGGCGAAGGACATAAAGACCGTCCATGCGAAGGTAATCCACTGACGATGGTTCACTTTGCACCTCCAACGTAGTCCAGAAAGGCGTCCAGCGTGGCTTTATCACACTGGTCGGGCAGGTTCCGTAGAGCTTCGGGCTGAACTTCCGACTTGGGGTTCAAGTACGCCTCGCGAGTCCAGTCTTCGAGGCCCCATTCGCGCACGACTTCGGCGTAGCGCGCCTTCGCCTCAGCCAAGGACTTGAACGTGCCGAAGGCATAGGTCTTGCGAGTCTTTCCGTCACGACTGCCCTTCTCACCGACCGGCCCTCTGCCCGTCACGCGGCAGATTTGGACGTTCCAGCGGTCTTCACCCTTCTTCGTGACGTAGTGATGGATGCCCTTGGACCCGCTCGAAGAGGAGTGGACGCAGTTCATCCGGTTCTCGCTCGGGGTGACCGCACGGAGGTTGCTGATGCTGTTGTTCAACGGGTCGCCGTCAATGTGGTCAATGACGCACGGGCCAGGGTCGCGGCCGGTATACAGCGCCCAAAGGATGCGTGTGGCCGGGTAGAGCCGACCGTTGATGCTGACGCGGTAGCGACCGCCCGCGTATGAACCGGCCTTGCCTCCGAGGGCGGTTCGGCCGGTGTCATAGGGGCAGTCGTCGTGAATGTAGAGCTGACCTGCCTCGAAGTCAGCGCGGAAACGCTTGCGGAGTTCGGAGACGGGCGGGAGGGGGTTCTTGACCTGCGACATGGTAGTCATCCTGTAGTGCGGGAGGGTTGTGCGGCTGCAAGAACCGCACAACAGTTATACCCGGACCACCTGCCTACCCGCAAGTCGTCGCCATAACTTTCTGACGTTCAGGCAGAAAGTTGTTCCGAAACGGCGTCGTACACCGCATCCTGAGAAACGTCGTCAACCTTGGCGTGGTCACGCCACCGGGTCACGAACGCCTCGGACAGCTTCACCATGCGCTCAACGTCAGGCACGCTGAGGAAGTAGCTGCGGGTCCGGGCACCCTTCGGGCCGACCCGCTGCGAGCGGAGGGCAAGCCCGGCGTAGCCAAGGACCGTCTGCAACTGCCGGAAGGGGGACGTGAGCGCGTCGGTACGCGGAGTCAGACCCGCGGCAGCCATGAAGGGCAGGGCGGCCTGAACGGCCTGCAAGGCGAGCGCAGGGGCCACGTTCCAGCGACCGTCCACCAATGGTGTCCCCTTGCCGATGGTCGCGAAGACCGCATCGACCACGCGGGCGGTCGGCAGGGTGACCCGCGCGGTCATAATGGACTGCTTGGAGTTGGCCCGAACTTCTGCGGCAACCGCCTGTTTCACGTCTTCGGGCTGCTCCAGCATGGCGACCACGGCGAAGAGCCGGGTCTTCTCGACAAGGTGCTTGCGGTCAGCCTCCAGAACAATCTCGGCACGGTCATCGGAAGAGGCGTCGGCGTAGGCATCCTCGAAGACCGAGACAAACTTGCTGGCCCGGTAGGCGTAGTACTCGTCTTCGGTGGCAGCGCCGTTCTTCTCAACGAACGCCGCGGAAGCCTCGGACAAGGGCTGCGCCTGCGCGATGGCGACGGCTTCGGCCCGTTCAATGCCGTCGCGCATGGCCTTGGTGGCGTCGGTGAAGGACTTGTCCATGGCGCCCTTCACGGTCTTGAAGTCATGGTGGAGGGCGAGGTAGCCCAAGGCCCAGCGGTAGCCGCGGGTGTAGCGGGAGGCGATGATGGTCGCCTGCACGCCCGCAAGGCGCTTGGAAGCGGGCTCAAACATGAAGTCAGAGGCCAGGGTCACGCCCTCGGCCATGCTGGTCACGGCAGCTTGACCGGCGTGAAGGCGCTTGATGGCGGCCTCAAGCTGCTTTGCGGCGTCGCAGCGCCAGTCGTTGACGGGCGCCATGACGGACCCGCTGATGACGTAGACCTTGGACTTCGGGTGCCGAACGCGGTGAAGGGCCTGCTCAACATGAACCGCGTCGGTCACCGAGCCGCGGCCGAGAAGAAGGTGAACCTCGTCATAGTGGTCGCGCACGTCATAGGAAACGCCGGTGTTCATGGAGTTGTTGTAGATGAGAACATCGGCGGTAAGACCATTCTCGGACAAGTCGTTCTGCTGGTCATTGCTCTTGTTGCGGACGCGGACCTGCACATTCAGAGCCGGGTCCAAGGACCGGATGGTCTCACCCAAAGCGCGTGCCGCGAAGTGGCCGGGGACGTAAATGGCCAGCTTCTTGCCCTCACCGATGCGCTGAACCAGAAGGCCGCGGTGCATGGCGTCGGAAGACTGCACGACAACGGGGTCACCGCCGTCCTTCGGGGTCCGCATGGCCGGGGCGACGTAGGCGAAAGAGTGCCGGTGCGGGGCGGTCTTCCACAAGGTCCAGGGCTTGTGCGGCAGCTCGTCCGCGACCTCAACCTTCTTCACGTCTTCGAGGAACCGCTGCACCACGGGGCCAGCGTGCGCGTCTGCCAGCATGACGCGGCCCGCGCGGGCGGCGAGGTGGACCAACAGGCTGTAGGTCTCGCGGCCCTTCTCGGTGTCGAGAAGACCCACAAGCTGCGAAAGCGTGGTCTCCGCTTCGTCCATGATGAGGTAGCTGTTGGCAAGCTGGTGCCCGTGAAGGCCGTAGGTTTTTGCCGTCAAAGAGGCGAAGCACAAGCTCATGGAGCCGTCCTTCCAAGTCACGTCAGACCCGGCTTCACCGTGAAGGAGCTTCAACCGTGAAGCGCAGACGCCCGCAAGGGCGATGGTCGGCGTAATGACAATGGCCCGCCGGTCACCGTGGAAGGCGAACTCACCCTTGGCGGTCCAGTCTGCGATGGTGGACTTCATCAGCTCGGTCTTGCCCGCACCCGTCCGTGCGGCGTTGACCACGCGGTCGGGCACCTCAGAGGGCCATACGGCGTAGCCTTCGGGGGTCAAGGGCAGGCAGCCGTCGTCGTTGGTCGCTTCGGGGGCAGGTGCCTTCTTGAAGGCGTTGGCGTTGAACTTGAAGTTTCCGACAACCGAGAACTGAGTCTCGCAAGAGAAACAGGTGTAATGCTTCTCATCCAGACGCTTGTAGCCGCTGCCCGCGCACAAGGGGCAAGCGTCCGCCTTCTCGCCGATGTTCAGAACAGGGTGCTTGGCCGGGTCGTGGACCACCGTGGTCCATGAAGCGGAGCCGGTGAAGGTCTTGCCCGCGTGCTTCTTCGCCTTGGGGCCGGACGCAACCGATTGCGCCTTCTTCTTCGGCGTGGCAGTCGGCGGGTACTTGGCTTCGAGGTCAGCGAACCAGGGCTTGAAGTCGAAGACCTCAGAGTGCCCACCGACAAGGCGCACTTCCTTGCCTGTTTCGCGGTGGAAGCCGCCGGGGACAGGGAAGAGGCGGGTGCCCACGTCCTTGGCATCGCGGTCCCACCACCAAAGGTCCGTGCGCTGCTCGTGGAACCGCTTGATGGCCGCCTTCATGCGAGAAGGGGTCCACTCGCCTTTGTTCTCATCGGTCCAGCCCACGTCTTCGCTGAACCAGTAGACGAGACAGAGGCCCTGCCCCGTGTAGAGGACGCGGTTCGGCTTCTCAGGCAGCCCGACCTTGACGGCTTCGGCGAAGACAACATCGCGGAACTTCGTGGCCTTCATCCACGCGATGACCTCACCGGCCGAAGCTGCCCGCATGGCGGCCTTGCGCTCGTCACGGGTGGCGCCCCACCGCTCAACACCGCCGATCCAGTCGTAGGCGTCAACGTCGATGGTGAGCGCGGCAGCCTTCACCAAGTCCGCCTGCGTCATGCCGGAGGTGGACTTCTTCTTGTCGGTGTTCACGTCACCGAAGAAGCCGCCAGAAGAGCAGGGTTGAGCCCCCTTGGTGCCATAAAGAGCGCGGCAACGGACTTCTGAGCCGTCAGGCGCTTGCGGAAGAAGCGTGGCTGCGATAGAACAATCGTGCGACATGGGTAGTGTCAGCTCCAGGGGGGCGAGGTGAGTAGTGCCACCTCGCCCTCCATCATTTGTGGGGACGGGGCGCCGCGCCCTTGCTTGGCAGGGGAGTAGACTGAAACTCCCCGCCCCGCAAGAGGCGAAGCGGCTGGGAAAGACGAAGCTCATTGTCAGCGCGAACGTACCCGGCAAGAACCGTGGACAAGTACTCGCGGACACCGAGGCCATGAAGAAGGGCGCCAAGCCGAACGAGGTGCAAGACCTCTTCGGGGAGAGCGACCTTCGTTGAACTGCGGCGAGTCATCATCACCCCTTGCTCTTTAGTTATAGCAGACCACAAGTGGAGCCGCAAGGGGCAGAGCCGCTTTGGTGTGCAGATTGCTGAAAGGCCAGCTTGCAGTAAACCTTTTCAGAGAGTCCACGTCTTCTCATTCTCTACTCTAACGTAGACACGTGGACACTGATATGGCTTTATGCAACCAGGCTTTTCAGCGATTCGCTGACAAAGCCGTGCAGACTGCCCCGTGGTATGGTACATCTACCCCCCGAGGGTAGGCCATGCTCAGGTGCCCCGTCTGCGGCAGCAACACCAAGGTCAAGGAAACGGGCGTCCGTCCAAGGTCAGCCCGGCTTCTTGCCGCGGTGATGATCGACTGGCCGACCGCCTGCTTCCGCACCCGTACATGCCTGAGCGACGCCTGCAAGTGGAAGGGCGGTTCTGTCGAGTTGACGTTCCCTGACCTCATCGTCCTCTTGACCGACACGGGCAAAGCCTTCATGGCGGCCCACCGGAGAAGCAGCGATGCCGAAACACGACCGTAAGGGCGACCCGACCAAGAAGTTCGCTGACCTGACTCCGCTGCAACAGCGCGTGGTCAAGTTCATGGTGGACCAGAACAAGACCAGCGCGGACGCCGTTGAAGCCGGGCTCGTGTCGCAGGCGAGCGTGGACGGGTGGAGGGCGAGCACCATCACCGCATGGTGCGATGACTACCGGGCTTCGCGTCCTCTGACCAAGGAAGAGCTTGCCGAACGCGCGCGTGACGGTATCAACTCTTTGCTCGACTCTTCTTTGCGGGTAGTCCGTGACACCTTGGTCAACGGCGAAGGCCAGAACACCGCGGTTCGGACGGCTCAATGGGTTCTCGAAGGCATCATCGCGCAGGCCGAGAAGCAGAAGGTCGCGACACCCGCACCGGGCATGGAGCCTCAGCAAAGCCCTGAAGAAGAGCTACAGTCGGTTCTCCGCTTGGTGCGGAGGTAGGAGCGGCCATGAACATCACCCGCGTCGGAAACAAGCTCAACGTCCCCTTTGGCCCCGGCGGCAACTTCATCGTACAGCTTGACGTGCCTCTCACCGCCACTGACCGTGGCTCGAAGGCTGAGCACGCGGAGGCTTCCAAGTGGGCTCGCGACACCGCTGCTGCGTTGTTTGACAGCGCGGTCGCCAAGGGCGCCCACTACGACCTGACGCGGCATGACCTCGCTACGCTCCTTCTTTCCGCGGTGTTGAAGGGATGACGTGCCCCGACTGCAACACGCCGAGGATGCGGACCCTCGACACCAGGGTCAGCACCAAAGCCGACCAAGCCGACATTGCGGCCTTCGCGAAGGACTGGCCTGATGTAGTTGCGCGTCGGCGTCATTGCATGAACTGCAAGAAGACGTTTGTGACGGTAGAACTTCCTTGGGAAGATTTACAGTCAATGGTGAAGTGGGGCGCGTAATGACGTTCATCCCCGGCACGGTCCCGCCGCACATGCAGACGCAGGTCGCGCAAGTGATTGCGTCCGTTGACGGCTTTGCTCAACTTCATCAGGTCCAGAAGAAGGAGACAAAGAAGCTCATCCCCTGGTCCACGTCGCCCATGCAGGCCAAGATTTTCGCTGCGGTGGAAGCTGGACACCAGCGCATCGTCATCTTGAAGGCCCGTCAGGTCTACGCGACCACGGGCTGCAAGATGGTCCTGCATCACCTCGCCTACACCAGCCCGAACGCGGCCATGCACGCGGTCATTTCTATGCGCGATGACTCCGCGACCGCACTTCTTGACGACAACCGCCGTTGGCTTGATGACCCTCCCGCTCTTCTTCGGCGTCCGGTGGCGACAAGAGCCAAGGCCCGCATCGTCTACGGCGACACCTCAGCCTCAGTTCAGGCGTTCACCAGCCGAAGCACCACGGGCCTTCGCAGCTTCACTCCAACGGCTGCCGTCGTGTCCGAAGCCGCGTTCGCGCCGGACCTCGAAGAGACCATCGCGCAGCTTGACGGTGCTGTTGGTGAAGGACTTCTCATCCTTGAAAGCACCGCGAATAACCCCAACGACTTCTTCTCGAAGCTCATCAAGGCGACCCCCGAGAACGGCTGGCACCTGCTGACGATGTGGTGGTGGGAGCACCCTGCCTACCGCGACGCGCCCGAAGACGTGCCCGCTGACTTCGAGGCAAGTCTGACTGACTATGAGAAGAGCATCAAAGACGAGTACCACCTCGACCTTGGCCAACTTCACTGGCGGCGTAGGACCGAAGCGCGGGTCGGCTCCACCTACAAGTTCAGGCGTGAATACCCCGGCTGTCTTGACGACTGCTTTCTTGACCGAGAAGGAGGCTTCTTCGAGGATTCTCTTCTCGGCAACATTCACGTCGTTGAGCACCAGTTGCACGGCACGAACTTCGGTCGCGAGATTGAAGCACCTCACCATCACGACCGCTACTGCATGGGCGTGGACGTGAGCGGCGGCGTCGGCGGTGACTACAGCGCGCTTTGCGTCGTTTCTGTCGCCACCCGGCAAGTGGTCTACACCGAGCGCACCAACAAGCTGACGCCCGCCGCATGGGCGCACCGCGTCATCCAAGTGGCCAGCCGCTACAACTCCGCTCTGGTCTTGGCTGAGTCCAACAACCATGGACACGCCTTTTTGCTCGAAATGAACAACTGCGGCTACAAACAGCAATGGATGAGCCCTCAGACGGGCAAGCCGTGGGTGACCACGCTACAGTCGAAGCTCGACGCCTTCGACACACTTCGCGAGGCCCTCCAGCTTGTGCAGATCATGGACCGCCCTACTTGGCTTGAACTTCGCAGCTTGACCATCCCTTCGGGGAAGGTCTGCCCCGAAGCCCCGAAAGGGAGTCACGACGACGCGGCCATGGCTTGTGCCCTTGCCTACCGCTGCATGAGGGACGTACCTGCCACTTGGCGCACGTCTGCGGTACACTCGCAGCGCAACCGGGTTGATGACCTCATCGCTGCCTCAAGAGCGCGGCGCATCCGTTCTTCTGCACTCCCCTTTTAGGAGCCTTGATGCTTCAGCCGAAAGACATTCAGGCCATTCTTGCTCAGCATGACCTTTATTGGGATGACCGCAAGAGCACGATGCGCGAATACCGCCAGTTCTACATGACTGAGTTCTGGCAGCGTGAAGGGTTCACGCTCAATGATGGAGTTCTTCGCACCGAAGTCCCGAAGGCTTACGCCGTCGTCGAGTCCTACTTGGGCAGCCTTTATGCGAAGAACCCGAGCGTTCGCGTTGAGGCCGACATTCGTGCGCGTGGCAACCCTGCCGTCGCGCAGGCCACCGCGAACCAGTACCTTCTGACGGTGAGAGAACAGCTCGAAGACGCCACCCGGCTTGCCCTCATCTACCCGTGTTCCTTCTTGAAGTTGGCGCCGGTGGAGAACGTGGACCCGCTGAAGCGCGTTTCGTGCGCCGCCCTGCCCCCGTGGGAGGTCATCGTGGACACCACGGCCTGCGCCTGGGATCAGCAGCGGCACGTTGGCCACGTCTTCTTGATGCCCATTGCCGAGGCCACCGCGCGCTACAAGAAGCCCGCTGAGTCGTTCCGCACCCGAGCCTACAGCAAGTGGATTGAGGCCACCAACATCGGGGGCAAGGACTTGCTGACCGGCTACGGCAACGACGACGTGCCGGACACCGACAAGTGGGTGCGCGTTGTCGAGCTTTACGACCTGAGTGAAGACCGCCTTCTTGTGTGGAGCCCTGACTTCGCCAGCGGCAACGACTTCTTGTTTCAGGGCGTGACCGTTCAGGTCGGCTCTTTGGCCCCTTCCGCCGATGCCGAAGCCAAGACCCCGGAGGCCGAGATTGTCCATGAGACTACGGGCATCCCGTTCAAGTCGGCGTCGGGGCGCCCTGTGGTTCCTATTCTGCCCCTCTTCTTCACCCGTGACCCCGACTCCCCCTTGCGAGGCTACAGCCTCATCGGGCGAAGCCGAGACCAGTTCCGTGAGTTGAACCTCATGCGGACTTATCAGGCGCAGGGCGTTCGGCGCATGGCCCGTCAATGGCTTGTCCGTGCGGGTTTCTTGTCCGAAGACGGTGCCGCGAAAGTCAGTCAGGGCATCGACGGCGAGTTCATTGAGGTGGACTTGCAGCCGGGTCAGCAGCTCGAAGGCAACATGATGCCCGTGCCGCAGGTGCCCATCCCCGCGGACATTCAAGCCTACGCCATGACGGTTGAAGCTGACATCAAGGACGCCGGGCTTCTGGCCCCGTTCACCCGTGGAGAAGTCACCAAAAGCACCGCGACAGAGCAGAATCTTCTCGCGGCGTACACTTCCAGCGAAGTCGGCCGCATGGCCCGCATCAGGGACTCGGCGATCACGTCCATCGCCTTCACCTACAACGTCATGTTGAGCGTGGTACTTGGCGACGATGCCGAGCCCTTGAACCTCCCGAACCCTGTTGGGCCGACCATTCTCTCTGCCGACGACCTGACCGGCGACTTCCAGTATTGGGCCACCGACGCGGGCACTACGCCCATGAGTGACCTTGCGAAGCAGCAGGTCTTGGAGCGCCTTGGTCCCGTCCTGACTCAGCTTGGCGCCGACCCTCGGCTCATCCTCGAAGAAATGGTGCGGGTCTTCCAGCTTCCCGCCGACTTGGCTACGCCCGCTCCCCCGCCACCTCAGCCCACCGCACCGGCGGGCGCTCAGCCCACCGCAGGAGAAGTCTGATGCCTATGAAGATGAAGATGCCGGAAGGTATGGACTCTGACCTCATGGAAGCCGCAGAAGAAACCGATGCCGTCATCGGCGAAGAGCTTGCGGGCAAGGTCCGCCCCTTCGAGAAGCCTGTGGCCCCGAAGGTCATGGACGCCTTCGTGAAGGCCATTGCGGCTGCCGCAAAGGTCATGGGCATGGAGTTGCAGCCCGAGAAGTACACCGAAGCGGTGACCGAGCTTGACCCCGACCTCGTTCGGTTCGTGTCCATGCTCGAAGCCGCGGCCGGTGACTACGGTGCCCCCTTCCCCGTCGCCGTCATGGACCTGAAGGACTCCGCTGGGCTCACCGCGCTCACCGCGCACTTGATGACCTTGGCGAAGGACAAGGGCTTCTCGGAGTTCTTGGACATGCCTGCCCCCGAAATGGCGGGTGAAGAGATGGGCGAAGAGATGGACACCGAAGAAGGCGGCGAGGAAGAGTTCGACTTCGCTGCCCGAATGGCCCCGAAACGCTGAAAAGCCAGGGTGCATAAAGCCATTTCGCGGTGTCCAGGTGTTGTCATTCTGTAGTCTAACGATAACACCTGGCCACCAACAAAAGCCGATGGCTACACCGTTCTCGAAGAGTGGAGACAGGCATGGCCTTTGAGTCAATCAGGAAGGGGATAGCCAAGCTCTTCGGGTTCGGTGCGAAGCCGGCGACCGTCATTCCTTCTTCGCGCGGCGCGCAGTACGTTTCTCAGTTCGGCGGTGACCCGAAGAAAGAGATCACCTTTGCCATCGAAAACAAACAGCCCGTGTCGTTCTTCTACAACGACAAGTGGCAGGAAGAGGGCGTGACCGGCAAGTACGGGCAGCGCGTCGGCAACCCGCACGCGATTTGGACCGGCACCAACGGCACGACCTACGTCCACCTCTACGTTGACCCGCAGAGCGCGTCCGCGACCGGCGACTTGCCCGGCTGGCGGACCTTCATCTTGGGCCGCATCCAGAACGTCAGCGTCTTGAAGTTGGGGACCAAGCTCTTTGGCAGCCCCATCACCTTCGTCACCGGCCCCGGCTATAACCCTTCTTGGTACAGCCGAAACGGCACCGCACTTGCCCTGGTCAAGTAACCATCACCCCAAGGGAGTCTGAATGACCACCCCGAGCATCGCAGCCGCCAACGGCGCCACCGCCCATCAGTCCACCGCCGAGTCCGTTCTGGCCCAAGTTCAGGCGCAATCGGTTGCGCCTGACACCGGAGAGGCAGAAGGTGAAGTTGAAGTCGTGGACACCAGCGACGACGGCGCCCCGCGCAAGCGCAACCTCTCGTGGAATGACGCGCTGAAGCAGGTTCCGCCCGACATTGCCAAGCTCATGCGCGAAATGCAGGGGGACTACACCCGCAAAACGCAAGAGCTTGCTGAGCAGCGCAAAGACTTCTTGCGTGAACGGGAGTCGTTGATGAAGGGCGCGAAGACCCTTCAAGACCGCGAGCTTCCTGAGTATGACCCCTTCGATGAAAACACCATCAAGGCGCGCATCGAGAACGAGGTGAACAAGCGTCTGCGCGAAGTCCTTGAGCCCATGCAGCAAGAGTACGAGGTCATGGCGGCAGAGGACAGCTACAAGTCCTTTGTCTCCGAGCACCCCGAGTTCAAGACTGACACGGCACTTCGGTCTGAAGTTCAAGCTCTTCTCGAAGGCAACAAGTCGCTCGACCTCGAAACCGCGTACTGGGCGGCTAAGGGCAAGCAGGCCAAGTACGCATCCGCGCAGACCGAGACCCGCAAGACCGCCGAGCGCAAGGCGGCCAAGGAAGCCGCCATGACGGGCACCGCACCTCCCCGCCGCGGCGCCGTGACCACCGCACCGGACCGCTCCCAGTTGCGGCGCATGAGCAACGCTGAGATTCTTGCTGCCGCGCAGGCCATGAGCCGCAGTCGGTAGTGGCATTTTCAGTTCGGTGCAGTATACTGCAAGTGACGTGGGCCACCCCTTAGCGGCGCCTACGGCTTTTGCGGCACCCGGACACCGGACACGCCCCCGAACCCGTAGAAACCTTCCTTCTGCCATAGGAGGCCGCAATGGCTCCGCAAAGCGTTCTGACTACGACCCTTCAGCTTCTCCGCGACAAGCTGATTGACAACAGCTTCCTGGCCCACCCGCTCATTCGGGCCATTGAAGAGTCCGGCAATCTCATCAAGGTGTCGGGTTCTTCCCGCATCGAGGTGCCGGTCATCTTCGGTGAGACCACTCAGTTGACCGAGCTTTCTTCGGGCTGGGAAGCGGTCAACATGGCCGTGTCCGACCCGTTCTACAGCGGCAAGTTCGAGTGGTCGAACTTCACGCAGCCCATCATCCTGAACGCGGTTGAGAAGGCCGCCAACAAGGGTGACCTCGCTGTCGTCAACATTCTCGAAAGCAAGATGAAGAACGTCATGCTTTCGCTGCGGAAGGAGGTCTCCAAGCAGGTCATTCAGGGTTCGTCTGCCAAGCTGACCACCCTCCAGACCCTCAACGGCAACGGTCTGAGCGTCGGCGGCGTGGACACCATCGTTCCCAACACGAACGGCTGGTTCGAGGCCCGTGCCCGCGCTTCGCAGTTGAACAGCGTCGGCGGTCTGAGCAAGGCGACTTTCCAGGCTCAGAACTGGTTCAACCAGTTCGTGAACGCCGGTGGTACGCTCTCCCTGGCGAACATCGACGAACTGTTCATTCAGGCGCAGCTCTACAACCCGAGCGGCAAGACGCCTGACATCATGCTCCTGTCCCCCAACTGCTACGCGGCTTTCCTGGCCCTCATGGACCAGCGAATCCAGTACATCACGGTCTCTGACCGTGAGGGGCTGAACAAGGAGATGGTGGCGACCTACCGCGGCGCTCGCATCTACGTTGACCCGAACCTGGGCTTCAACGTGAACAGCACCGTCGTCGGCGCGCGCTCCCCTGTGTCCGGCTACCTGCTGTCCAGCGACCAGTTCTACCTGTACGCGGACACGGACGGCTGGTTCAACGTGGGCGATATGCTCCCGGTCCCCGGCACCGCGACTGAGGCGGCCATGGTCTTCTGCCGGATGCAGTTGGTCACGGGCCACCTCGCGAGCCACGCCATCCTTCTCAACGCGGAGGCTTGATTCTCATGGCTACCAGCACGCTCATTCAGTTCCTTGGCGCAGGCGAGGGCGCAGAGACCAGCCACCGCTCGCAGGTGGAGACCTTCCTTGCGGGAGGCACCATCGCGAAGGGTGATTGGCTCGCTTTCGACGTGTCGAAGACCAACGCGGACAAGACGCTGTACGTCGTCACCACTCCCGCAAACGCGGGTCGGGGCAACGTGGCCGGTGTCGCGGTCAATGCCGCCGTCGCAGGCGAGAAGGTTGAGGCCGTCATCGGCGGCTACGTCAAGTCCGCCAAGGTCGCTGCGGGCACCGCGGCCAACGCATCGCTGACGACCTCGGCGACCGCTGGCACCGCCGTCACCTACGCCACCGGCACCCATACCGGGACCGGCCCGTGCGGTGTGGCCCTGACGGCTGAGTCCGGTGGCGTCAGCGAAGCCCTGGTCTACAGCAAGTTCTGAGCCCCCGCTACCCGCCCAAACCGGGTACACTTGCCCCGTCCGCCCGCAAGGTGGGCGGGGCTTCTCGCATGGAGTGAACGATGAACCTCAGTGAGCTTGTCTCCTTCTGCGGGAATCTCCTCGACTATGACCCTACAAACGCGACTTACAGAGAGCAGCTTGTCTCCCTGTTGAACGACGCGCAAATCCGCTGCCTGACCGACCGGCCGTGGGACTTCGCCATGCGCGACCGCGTGTTGAGGGTCTACACTGACGTTTCTCATCAAATGAACCTTGTGAACGGTTCTGCTACCGTTTCAGGCGTGAACTTCCCCTCGAACCCTTCGCTCATCACGCCCGGTTCGCGGTGGGACCAAGGCAGAATGACCGTCACGGACTCCAACGGCGTGACCGGCAACTACATCATCGCTTGGGTGTCGAGCGTCAATCAGCTCTTCTTGAGCCGCGACTTCGAGGGCGTGACCGGCACCTACACGGTCACCATTCAGTTCCGCGACGTGTTCTTGCCCTCGGACTGCATGACCATTCAGAACGTGAGCGACACGTCCGTAGGCATCCCCGCCAAGGCGGGCTTCTTGTCGACGTGGGAGCGTGAAGACGCCAACCTTGACCCTGAACTTCTCGGCAGCATTGAGGCGTACTTGCCGTCTGAGGGCAAGCGCACCCCGGCCCCGCAAGTCCCCCGCGGCGTCGCGGTTGTCGCGGGTGCGAGTCAGGGCATCAGGACCATCAACGTCTACATGGTGAACGTCTACGGCCCTGAAGCGACCAACGCCCCGGTCTACAGGCCCGAAGTGAGCGACGGATGGGAGTCCGCCTTCTCGAAGGTGGCGACCTACAACTTGACCGACGCGCAGACCTTGCGGTTCACTCCAGAGGCCATCCCTTCTGCGACCGGGTTCTACAGGCGGTACTACTTCACCTGCCCGGAGGCCAACATTCTCGCCCCCGTGCGCGTGCGCTCCGCAGGTGGGCAGGGCTTCGCCGCGTTGAACGTGGACACTGTGAACCCGCAAGGCGGCGTGACCTTGGCCCCGAACCTCGCCCTGTCGAACCTCGAAGGCCAGAGCTTCCAGTCCACGTCCGTCCGCTACAGGCATGACCAGTCCGCTGCCTACCAGTCCATTCAGCTCTACCCGCACCCGTCCGCTGACCAGGGCTTGAACGTCCGCATGGTGGTGACGCCTCAGCGTATGCTCGAAGACCAAGACTCCCCGCTCATTCCTGCGTCTTACGCGCAAGTGATTGCGTATGCGACGTTGGAGAACTTGACCTTGAAGGTGGACAACCCGGCCCTGTCCGCGGTGTACGCCCGCAAGAAGGACACGCTGAGCAAGGGCATGGAGCAGCGGTTCTTGCAGGCAGTCCCTCGGCGCATCGTGAAGGGCACGCCGACCGCGGGCTACAGGTTCATGTCCAACCCCTACGGCAAGCTCACTTTCACTCCCTGACCAGAGGCCCCCGTGAAACAGAACGTCGCGCAGGCCCCCTTGGCAGGGGGAGTAGAAACAAAGCTCCCGCAGAACCCGTCCAACGCGGGTGCTGCCGTGAACTTGACCGTAGACAAGTCCACGGGCGGGTGGAGCACTCGCCTCGGCTATGAGCCTTTCATCGCCTCCCCGACCAACTGGTCACCCTTCGGCTCTGTCGGGCCAGTCACTTCGCTTCATTGCGCGCAAGACCTTGCGGGTGGTGCCCGTCAGCACTTGCTCTTCGAGTCGAACGGCAGCCTCTACTTGGTCTATGAGGCCGCGGGTGCGGATCAGGTGGTGACCCTCGCCACCAACCGCAACGTGCCCGCCCCGACTGAGGCTGGTTCGTGGTACACGACGACCGGCTATGGCACGGTGGTCACCAACGGCGTTGACCGGCCCATTCTCGTTCGTCCTTGGCCTCTCGGCAGCTACACTGACGCCATCAGCGCAGCTTCTCAGTGTGTCCGGCCTTTCGGGTTCGACGGCTTGCCTACGACCGCCGACCCGCGGCACGTCAAGCCTTACCCGCCCCCGGCGTCGGCCACTGAGCCCAAGGCGTCCGGCAACGGTGCGGTCACCCTTTGGTGCCCCTCCGCAGGCAACGCCATTCCTGACGGCGGTCGGTGGGGTCTTGGTTTCTACAACAACATCGGCGGCAGCGACGGCGACAAAGAGGCCATTTTCGGCTGGTCCATTAGCTTCATCACGGACACCGGCTCCGAAGGGCCTATTTCGACGCTTTCGAGCATCCGGTGGGACTTGGAGGCTGGCGCAGACGGCTTCCGCCACGGGTGCGCTATCACCATCCCGACTGGCCCGAAGGGCACCGTCGCGCGCAAGGTCTACCGGACCACGAACTACGGTGATGACTACGTTTCTCCCGGTGACACCACGCCCTACTTCATTGACCTCGTGCGGAACAACGTAGAAGACCAGTGCTTTGATGCGACTCTGACCGCGAACC